GAACCACATGGAATTGAAAGATTGGCTTAATTCGATTAACTTCAATAAAGATAATCTTATTGAAGAAGATCCTTCTACTATCAAGGATTATCCTCCCTATATTATTAATCGTTGTTTATCAGGACATCTTGATTGTATTATGTTTGCAAACGAGATGAATAAATACTCTTTCCTTGATAAGGACATGCAATATTCGTTTTATCTAAATAGTCTCAGGAAAAAGAAGAGATTCAGTCCCTGGCTCCGTAAGGATAAAGTCACAGACCTCGAAATCATTAAACAATACTATGGTTATAGTAATGAAAAGGCATCTAATGCCCTCAAGATATTAACCCCTGAACAAATTAATTTTATTAAACAACGACTTGATACTGGAGGAATGAAATGACTACTTCTACGCAAGAGCCAGAAGTTAAATGGTCGCAAGATCAGATGGTAGAAGTGCTTCTCAATGAACCTGATGATTTTTTAAAGGTTAGGGAAACACTCACAAGAATTGGTGTAGCATCCAGAAAAGAAAAGAAACTTTACCAAAGTTGTCATATATTGCACAAACAAGGAAGATATTATATAGTGCATTTTAAGGAACTCTTTGCTTTGGATGGTAAACATGCTAATCTCACTTCTAATGACGTACAGCGTCGAAATCGCATTACTCGCTTACTTGCTGATTGGGGACTTATCTCTGTAGTAAAGTCAGAAGCAGTTGCTGATATTGCTCCACTCAATCAAATTAAAGTTTTATCTTATAAAGATAAGGGTGATTGGATACTAGAGCAGAAATATAATATAGGAAAGAAAGGAAAGAAAGAGGAAACCGAATAAAAAAGTAGGGGATTCAACATCCCCTTTTTTGTTGCTTTGTGGTTAAATAGTAATGTCGCCTTCGGGGACACATTTTACACTCGCTTAACAAGGAGAACTATTATGACTAACCTAGCAAGATACCATGCTGCAAATCTTCCAGATCTTTTCGATAAGATTACCAAGAACAGCATAGGGATGGATGAATATCTGAATAATTTTTTCAATTCAGATTTCCCACAATCAAACTATCCACCATACAATTTGATACAATTAAATAATCATGAGTCGAAATTGGAAATCGCCCTTGCGGGGTTCAAGAAAGATGAGTTACAAGTCTATACAGAGTTTGGAAAGTTATATGTCAAGGGCAAGAAAGAAGAATCAAAAGTTGATGGAGAATTTGTCCATCAAGGATTGGCCCAACGTTCCTTTGAACGAGTTTGGACGGTCTCCGACGATACGAAGATTGGATCCGTCAAGTTTGAAGATGGACTACTAACAGTGGAATTAAATAAGATAGTTCCAGAGCACCATGCAAGAAAAGACTTTTTATGATATAATATAAGAGTCAAGGCTTCGCTACCTCTGACTGCTGCAATCCCCTTTGGTAGTTTCAGGATTGGAGGCGATAGGAAACTACCACACTATTATGTTTGATTATGACTGAAAGAAATTGGGATGATCCTCTTGATTTTAAGGAAGAGGGAATTGAACTTGATTATAAATTAGCAGGTGTCGATATCGATGCTGGTAATTATTTTGTAGAAAAAATTAAACCACATGTAAAGTCCACTCATAGGCCAGAGGTCATGGGTGGATTTGGTGGTTTCAATGGTATGATGAGAATACCTTCTGGATATCAAAGTCCTATTCTAGTTTCTGGAACTGATGGTGTAGGAACTAAAGGTAAACTAGCAACACTATTTGGTAGAGATTATGATATTGGTATAGATCTAGTTGCAATGTGTGTGAACGATGTAATCACATGTGGTGCAGAACCTTTATACTTCCTTGATTATATTTCTTGTCCTAAAGTTGATGATAATAAGAGAATAACAGAATTGGTTGCAGGAATTGCTGATGGTTGCCGTCAATCGGGTTGTGCTTTACTTGGTGGAGAAACAGCAGAGCATCCACAAGATTTGGCAGTTGCTCCTGAATATGATATTGCTGGATTCTGCACTGGTGTGGTAGAGGAGAGTGAAATTATTGACGGTAAACTTATCAATCCAGGTGATAAGATTATTGGTATAGAGAGTAATGGAGTTCATGCTAATGGTTTTAGTTTGATTCGTTATCTTACATTCCGTCATCAAATAAAGGTATCGGATCATCCAGACTTACTTAATCCAACTAGAATATATGCTTCTTTGGTTAGTGATTTGAAAAAGGAGTTTCCTATTCTTGGTATGGCACATATAACTGGTGGTGGTCTTCCTGAAAATCTTCCAAGATGTCTTCCTAGAAGTGGATTAGATATTAAGATTGATTATAGTTCATGGAAGAGACCTGATATTTTTAATGTGATTCAGGACAAAGGTAATGTTAAAGAAGAGGAAATGAGAAGAGTATTTAATCTTGGTATTGGATATTGTTTGATTGTTCCACCTGAAGTTGAAGTCGATACTCAATTAAGAATAACAGGTCATGGATATAAGTCTTGGACAATTGGAGAAGTTGTGCTAGAATAATATTAAGTGATTATATATTATGAGTCTTAAATTATTATTGCTCAAGTCAGGAGAAGACATTATCTGCGATGTTAAAGAAATGGCAGCAGGTGATGATGGTAATGATAGAAGAGTAATAGGGTATTATCTAAACAAACCTTGTGTTGTTAAGATGAGAAACCCTAATGTTCTTCCTGAAGAGCAAGAAGGAAACACCCAAAAAGCAGGATATGAAGTTTCCTTATTTCCTTGGATACCTCTTACTAAAGATGAGACTATTCCTATCCCTGCCGACTGGTTAATTACATTAGTTGAACCAGTGACCAAACTAAAAGAAATGTACATCGAGGACATTGTAAAAAATGGAAATCAAAGTAATAGCACTGACAACAACACAACAGATTCTGATTAGTCAGGTTGATGAAGTTCCTGCTGCTGTTCCAGGTGAACCTGATTGTAAGTTAGTTAATCCTTTTTGGGTTAATACATTAGAAGGAACTACTACTTTAGAACCATTCTTAAATGGTGTTACTAAAGAAGATGAATTTATGATGAGTTCTGATAAGATACTCACATTGGCAGACCCAACTCCAACCCTCCTTGAAAAATATCAAGACCTTATTAAAGAATGAAATTTTACACCAATGTTCAACTGATCGGGAACCAGTTTCTGGTTCGTGGAGTTGAGAATGGTAGAAGGTATGAACATCGTGATGAGTTCTTTCCAACTCTATTTGTCAAATCTAAAAAGAATCTTAAGACTAAATATAAAACGTTGAGTGGAGAATCAGTTGAAGCAATCAATCCAGGAACGGTTAGGGAATGTCGTGACTTCTATAAAAGATATGACGATGTTGAGGGATTTGAGATCTATGGGAATGATCGATATATTTACCAATACATTTCGGACAAATACCCAGATGATGAGATCAAGTTTGACATATCTCAAATTAAGCTTGTTACTTTGGATATTGAAACTACGTCTGAGCAAGGTTTCCCTAATGTGGAATCGTGCGTCGAAGAGATTTTGGCAATCACAATCCAAGACTATACAACTAAGCAGATTATTACTTGGGGAAGTAAACCATTTAATAATAAACAGAAGAATGTAACATATCATCATTGCCCCACAGAGTATGAACTACTCACATCATTCATAAACTATTGGATGCAAGATGTTCCAGATGTGATTACGGGTTGGAACATACAGTTATTCGACATACCTTATATTTGTAGGAGACTGGATAGAGTTCTTGGTGAGAAGTTGATGAAGAGATTTTCACCGTGGGGTCTTGTAAGTGAAGGTGAAGTTCATATTATGGGACGTACTCATATCACATATGATGTGGGTGGTGTGACGCAGTTAGATTATCTAGATCTTTATAAGAAGTTTACTTACAAGGCACAGGAATCCTATCGTTTGGATTATATTGCTAGGGTAGAATTAGGGCAGAAGAAATTAGATCACAGTGAGTTTGATACCTTTAAGGATTTTTATACAAAGGGTTGGCAAAAGTTTGTAGAGTATAATATAATTGACGTGGAACTTGTTGACCGTCTGGAAGACAAGATGAAACTGATTGAACTTGCTATTGTTATGGCATATGATGCAAAGGCAAATTATGCTGATGTATTCTCTCAGGTTCGTATGTGGGATACGATAATTTATAATTATTTAAAAAAACGGAATATAGTTATTCCACCAAAAGAAAGATCCGATAAGGACGCAAAATACGCAGGAGCATATGTTAAGGAACCGATTCCAGGAAAGTATGATTGGGTGGTCTCTTTTGACCTTAATAGCCTGTATCCTCATCTTATTATGCAGTACAACATTTCCCCAGAGACCATCAGGGAAACTCGACATCCCAGTGCGAGCGTTGAAAGGATCTTAAATGAGGAGATAAATGATTTTGATAGTGAGTATGCAACTTGTGCGAATGGGGCACAGTATAGAAAGGATATAAGAGGATTTCTTCCAGAGTTGATGGATAAGATGTATGGAGATCGTGTGGTCTTCAAGAAGAAGATGATCCAAGCAAAGAAAGATTATGAAAAGAAACCATCAAAGGCACTTGAAAAAGAAATTGCCAGATGTAACAACATCCAAATGGCAAAGAAGATATCACTTAACAGCGCTTATGGTGCTATTGGCAATCAGTATTTTCGATACTACAAACTGGCTAATGCTGAAGCCATTACCTTGAGTGGACAAGTATCCATTCGTTGGATTGAAAACAAAATGAATGAAAAGATCAATAAGATCTTAAAAACAGAAGGTGTTGATTATGTTATTGCTTCGGATACTGATTCCATCTACCTTAATCTTGGTCCTTTGGTTGACCGTGTATACGAGGGAAGAGAGAAAACTAATGAGAGCGTTGTTGGGTTCCTTAACAAGGTGTGTGAAACTGAATTTGAGCCTTTTATTGAAGGTTCTTATGAAGCGTTGGCCAGGTATGTAAATGCTTATGACCAGAAGATGTTTATGAAGAGGGAGAACATTGCCGAACGTGGTATATGGACTGCTAAGAAAAGATATATTCTAAACGTATGGGATAGAGAGGGTGTTCGTTATGAAGAACCCAAACTCAAAATGATGGGTATTGAAGCAGTTAAATCTTCTACACCAGCACCTTGTAGAACAATGATTAAGGATGCACTTAAGATTATGATGAATGGAACAGAAGATGAGGTTATAGACTTTATTGAGAAGTCTCGTAAGGAGTTTAAGAAACTTCCTCCTGAAGATATATCATTCCCTCGTTCTGCATCCGATGTAGAAAAATACAAAGCACATTCTACAATATATGCAAAAGGAACTCCTATACATATACGGGGTGCATTATTATACAACCATTATGTCAAACAACATAAGTTGGATAATAAGTACTCTCTCATCCAGAACGGTGAAAAGATTAAATTCTGTTACCTGAAAAAACCCAATATTATTCACGAGAATATTATTTCGTTTATTCAGGATTTTCCGCATGAAACAAATCTTGCCAAATACATTGATTATGACTTACAATTTGAGAAAGCATTTCTGGAACCACTCAAAGCAATCCTTAATGCGATTGGTTGGGGTGTTGAGAAAACTGTAACATTAGAGGCATTTTTTATCTAAATGGACTTACCTATCAACGATAAAGATTTAGCAACAATAGTCAAGGCCCTTTCTTTAGGAGGGGATGCTAGACTATATCATTTATTAAAGGAGGTTAAAGAGGTCAGGGAACTTAATCCTGGTGGACCTTACAAGAAAATTTTACGTGAAGAAAAGGGGATGGTAATATGATTTTAGTATTCATCATAGTAGGACTACTATTTTTCATTATGGGATATGGATTGTATCTCACAATAGGACCAGGTAAGATAGATTTACGTGATCCTATTGACGAACATGCTAAAATGCATGAACTAGGAATAGCACATGGACATGGTGGAAACAAAGGTGCATATGAAATGTCTGGTAAACTTGAACACAATCACGATTAATTATGTTTTTTAAAAAGGTGAGTTTAGTTACTGGTGGATTTGATCCAATCCACAGTGGACATATATCATACTTCGAGAGAGCAAAGGATCTCTCCAACTATCTTGTAGTAGGAATTAATACTAACGAGTGGTTGACTAGAAAGAAGGGACAATATTTTCTACCTT